ACAGCACAGACGGTATCTGGATACCTCTCATCATGCACACGATTGATGATTACATTGGCAACAGCTTCCTTCCCTGTGATCCCTTCGCTACGGGCCTCGAAGAAGATAGCTGTTGCTAGGCAGATTAATGCACTCATGTGACAGGTGGCTCAGGTAGGGGAACCCAGTGTGTAGGGTAATCTTTACAACCAGCACAACACCCACAACCATGAGCGTCTGCAAAAGGGAAATCCCAATTTTTGTAGATGCCCTCTTCTTCTAATTTACCCTTAAACATATCTCCGTTCATAAACACAAGGACGTAAGTGTTCATCGGGACTGTCTCTATCGGTTGCCATTCCATTACACAATTCCTATTACTTTGTTAGCGTAGAAGCTCTTCCACTGGTTACTCTTCAACTCGTAGATTGGAACCTGCCCACGGGCCTTCATAGCTTCACCTTGGGCTGCACCACGCTCAGACCCTACGATCTTGGACGATGGCTTGAACAGGCCGTTGATGACACGGATGCTACCATCAGCCTTGATGAAGGATACAGTTGCGATCTTGCTGTTCTTAGCTTCGATGAGTTGCTCTACTTGCTCAGGTGTCATTGTGTTGGTCATAGTTTTATCCTTTCGCTTTCAATACATAGGTAACACCATCAACCACAACCTCACGACCCTCACAAGAAGGTTTATGAGTAGCCTTACGGTGTTCTTCTTCGGTCAGGTTAACACCATCAACCACAACCTCACGACCCTCACAAGAAGGTTTATGAGTAGCCTTAAGGTGTTCTTCTTCGGTCAGGTTAACATTATTCAAGTACCAAGCTTTATACCCATCAGCACACTCAATAGCAGGTCCATCCTCACGATGACGCTTATCATTCAAGTACCAAGTTTTATCCCCATTAGCATACTCAACAGCAGGTTCATCCTCACGATGACGCTTATCATTCAAGTACCAAGCTTTATCTTCATTAGCATACTCAACAGCAGGTTCATCCTCACGGTGAAGCTTGCCGTTCAAGTACCAAGCTTTATACCCATCAGCATACTCAATAGCAGGTCCATCCTCACGATGACGCTTATCATTCAAGTACCAAGCTTTATCCCCATTAGCATACTCAACGGCAGGTCCATCCTCACGGTGAAGCTTATAATTCAAGTACCAAGCTTTATACCCATTAGCATACTCAATAGCAGGTCCATCCTCACGGTGAAGCTTATCATTCAAGTACCAAGTTTTATCCCCATTAGGGTATACATTAACTGTATATTCTAGCATAGTTTTATCCTTTACCTATCGGTTATCGCATCAAAGATGCTTTACTATCAATGTTATGCAGGTGATTCTGCTCTCGTACACGTTAGTAACATATTTCCACTGAGGGATGCAAGGTTAATCTTCACAACTGATAGCGACAAAAGAGATGCCACGCAATGCCATAAGCTCTGGCTGGCAGTTCTCATTCAGTTGTGTCGCCCGTAGGATAGCATCACCTTGGGTGTACGTCTTACCAGTCTCCAGCTTGATGATCCCATGTTTAGTTTCCATGCCCACGACATAGTTCTGTGCTTCGCTCTTCATTCTCATCGTCCCTTATTAGTTTCGTTTGCAATAATCTTCCAGCCATCCCAAGCATCAAGTGGCAGGTCCATCATCTCTAACTGACGAAAGTCTGCCTGCTTGTCAATGAACACTTTTGCATCATAGGCCATCAGGAAGGCTGCGACAACTACTTTGTGACCTTCACTGTCCTCGAAATATACGGTGGTAATCATTTTACTTCTCCTTATTTCCATCGGGGGGTTAACTTAGAATCACCCTACATATTTCCACTGCGGGGGTCAACAACAAAATCACTCTGTATTTCCACTGAGGGGGGTTCACCCTTAATTTCCACTGGAGGGGGGTAGCTCTATATTTCCACTGGGGGGGTCTGATGTTATACTATAACACTGTGATATTTTTGCAACGATGTTCCTGATTCGTTCTCGTCTCATGTCAAAAGATAGTGTCAAGATATCTTTCGATACGAATCGGTATCTTTAGGCATGTCAATAGTATCTTTCGATACGAATCAGTATCTTTAGGCATGTCAATAGTATCTTTCGATACGAATCAGTATCTTTGGATACATGTCTATCTTTTGATAATGTCAATCTATCTTTCGATACGAATTAGTATCTATCGATACGGTCACGATATCTTTTGATTATGTTAGCGCAAACAGTATTGACTCGGTGCGGTATTACATGGCAGCGACTCCCATTGATTCGGTGGCGGTTGATTCTTTTCTACGACACGGAAAGAGTAACGAGTCAAGGCATACCTGCTATGCATAATTAGCATTTGACTCAACCAATAGAATCAATGTAACGCGCGCGCCTGCGATTCTATTCTATCTGGTTGGCGACAATATCTGGACCGGATCAAAATAATGCTTGTCACAGCGTGCGGGGCTTGTTATACGATTCTCATGCCGCCGCCCATATAGGGAACGGGGGAATCGCGCTGGCGGCGCGGTCGAAGGCCCCAAGTGCGCCAAAGAATAAAATTCCCCTTTTCATGCGCTGGCAATCACGCAAGCGCATCAATTAGGGAATCTATATTATGCAAAACGATATTTATGATCATATGACACGCGACGTCGAATCTGACCTAGTCGCGTATATTATGGGGCTTTGGCATATGGAAAAAATGCGCAAGCAAGTTCAAAATTATAATGGCGCAATTAAACTAAGGGCAACGGCAAAATGTTAAGACACCTAATAGCAGACGTAATAGGTTTACTTGCCATATTGTTTCTTTCCGCAATCCCTCTTTTCTTTTAATTCAACGCCAAGACAAGGAGTCTTATAATGGCTAATAATCAAACTTTTATCGCATATGAAGGCCCAAGCCTATACGATGGCGCACCTATTGTCGTGCTAGTCCAAACTGGTTCAAGTAATCGCAAGACAGGCGATATGGTCCAGACCTACATTATGCGATCTGACATTGATCCAATAACAGCAAGCCGCACTGGCAAAGATTCTGCTATCTGCGGCGACTGTCCCCATATGGGAAAGCCGAACGATAGCGGCAAAGGTCAAGCCACTGGACGTTCGTGTTACGTTACATTGGCGCACGGCCCTTTGGGAAAATACAAGGCGTATCGTCGCGGCGCATATGGTCGCGCTATAGGCCACGCTGCGATCCGTGCTCTAGGCCTAGGTCGCATGGTAAGACTCGGGACGTACGGGGACCCAAGCTGCGTCCCAACCTATATCTGGTCCAGCCTAATCAGCGCGGCGCAGGGTCATACAGCCTATACCCACGGCGCAAACAACCCTATGCCGGAGTCAATTATGACAAGCGCCGACAATAGCACGCAAGCGCAAGAGGCATGGTCACGCGGGGAACGTACTTTCCGTGTTATTTCATCTCTTGATAAACTGATTAAAGGTAAAGAGATTCTATGTCCTGCGAGTGAGGAAGCGGGAAAGCGCACCACCTGCGAGTCGTGCAAACTATGCGCGGGTTCAAGCGTTAAAGGTAAATCAGTTGCAATCGTGGCGCACGGTACAAGCAAGCGCAAAGCAAAGGAATTAGTGGAATGAACAACGCAAAGGAATCTGACAAATGACAACCTATTATGCATATTGGCGCGCCAGTGGCGAAAATTGTACGGCGCAAGCGGAGTCAATGGATAAACTGCAAACGCTGGTATTTGGCAGATCCTATGCGCCAAGCCCCAATGAAGTGAATTATTATTCCACGACAACACCCGACGCTGCGCAGCAAGCTGCTATAAAGGAGCTTTGATTATGTCCGAAGATCTCTACGAAACGACCGCATCCGCCATTGCATTAGCGATATGGGAAATCAGCACCGGCAATGGGCACGACCTAGGCCACGACGATTGGGATTGCCATATGCAGAATTGCCATGCCGCAGTTGCAAACGCTTACGTTGATGACATCAGCATCGACGACTGGCATCGCATCGCGCTGGACTTAATATAAGGGCGCTACAGGGCAGGTCGCACGGGTTACCTAGGTTACCTGCCCTATCGTTCCAAACCCTGCCAGCGTGGCTTAGATTGGGTGTCGTGGCTTATGTTATAGTATAACACTTGCAATGGCTTACTAAATGAACACTTGTTCAATTCTTTGGTCGGTATGTTATATTATAACACTCGAATCAATCGTGGTGGGGTATGGCCCGCCTATATCCTCTGTCAAGCTAAAACATTCGTCCAGCCCCATTTAATCTTAATGTGTTGCACGAAAGACACACCACAAGCCTTTGATCACGATATGTTTCATTTTGCATTAGGGGGTTGACATGCGTGGGACCCTAGGGATTGTGGGCAGGTGATTCGGGGGTGGTCGGGTATCCCCACATGAATCCAAAAGAAGAAATTTGGTTTTGGGCTACCCAGAAGACAACTGTGACATTTTTACCACACTTCACCGAGCAATGTTCCAAGCCAATGTTGTGACATTTGTGCAACACACGACAAAAAAAGATGTAGATTCCTAAATAATTCTTTCTTTAGTTATCAGTGACTTGTACGATTCATAGAAAAAAGTTACGTTTTGAGTGTTACAAAAGTCTGAAAATGAACTTATAGTATATTGAGAGAGAGACGGTAACTTAAGTTATAACGATAGTTACTGCTACTAAGTAGTATAACTAGTAGAGATGATGACTTAGGTTATAACTTAAGTTAGGGTCTCCTAGTGTTGTCTCTCTAAACAGTTTCCCTCTAGTAAGTAACCAAGACGTATGCAACCAATTTAGTTTGTCGTAAGGGTCTTGCTGATAGCTTACGAGAGGGATCAGTTACAAAGTAGAATCTGTTCTACCCACTTAAGTTACAGATTACTTGTCGTTAATAAAGTAGAAGTGCCGTAGGCGCAGGCGTAAGCTGAGCAGACTCATTAGGCGCTGGAACCAAAGGCAGGAACCTTAGTCACATGGCAGAGAAGCTCCCCTACTGTAAGCACGTTGAGAAGCATATCCTTGAGTGTATTCAGGGTGGTGTCGCTATCAGACAGATGCTGTCGTCCATGCAGCACCTTACCTATGCCCCACGTTCTCTATCTACTATGTACAAGACGTACGGTGATGTGATTGAGCGTGAGAGAGCTAGGATCAATGGTCTGGTTGGTAAGCGTGTGATTGACCATGCAGTTACTGGCGACATGGAGAATAAGTCAACTCAGTGGGCTGCTGAACTCTTCCTACGCTCCAAGGCTGGTTGGTCACCTACTTCCACGAACATTGAGGTTGAGCAAGAGACTGATCCAGATTTAGACGAGAGTGCAGTTGACACTTTGATGGCACTGCTAGGTAAAAAGTCTGAGGAAGATGAATGACCGCTTACGTCTACCACATACACACGGATGGTATGGGCATAGACCAAGGTTATGTAGGCATTTCTATTGAGCCAAAGGCAAGGTGGGGTGAGCATCACAGACGGAATGAAAACCCAATTCTGTCGCGGGCTATTAAAAAGTATGGCGACAACCTAAAACACAGCATCCTCTCTGTACATGACACGGTTGAAGACGCCCTTTGGCAAGAACACACCCTTCGCCCTTTCAAGAACATAGGTTGGAACATTGCAAAGGGTGGTGGTATGCCTCCTAGTAATGGTGGTTGGAACAAGGGTTTGAAGACCTCACAAGAGACCCGTCTAAAGCAATCGCAAGCCCGTGCAGGTAAATACGCAGGCTCTTCTCACCCAAGAGCTAAGATAGCAAACATCTATAGTAGTGATGGTAAGTGCCTTGCAGAAGGTGTTGTTATCAGGGTCTGGGCTAATGAGAATGGTTATCACCAAGCCCACCTAGCTGCCACTGCTACTGGAAAGTTAAAGTTGCACAAGGGCCTTTACGCAAGGTACATTTAATGCCCAAGAATGGACTCCCGATACATTCTGACGACCTAAGAGAGTTGCCAGCCTCAAGAGTAAAAGAGATTATGCAAGAACTTGGTCCGCAGAGGGCAGAGGAGTTGCATTACACTTGGGAGTTTTGGGCCAGAGAAAATCAGTTGGAGCCTTCCGGTAAGCACTGGAACACTTGGATGGTGAACGCTGGTCGTGGTTTCGGTAAGACTAGGTCAGGTGTCGAGTGGGTAAGAGAGAACGTCAAGCGTGGTGCTAAACGTATCGCTGCTGTCGCTTCTACTAACTCTGACATCGAACGAGTTATGGTTAAGG